ACCGCAGTTACAGGAAAAGTAAAACCTGGAAGTAAAGATGCGAAGAGAAGAAAATCTTTTTGTGCTAGAAGTGCAGGACAAATGAAACAATTTCCTAAAGCTGCCAAAGACCCCAATTCAAGATTAAGACAGGCTCGTAAACGTTGGAGATGTTAAATGGAGATAAGCGATAAGACAACAGTCGGTATGCCAATTAGAAATTTAATTTCTATTGTCACTGCCGTAGCACTGGGAGTCTATGCTTATTTCGGAATAGTCGAAACCCTTAATCAACATTCTACTCGATTAGAACTAATGGAAAAGGATGTGGAGTTAAACACAGAGTTTCGAATTAAATGGCCCAGAGGTTTAATGGGTAATCTACCTGCGGATGATGAACAATATATGTTATTAGAATTCTTATCAGGACAAGTTGAAAAACAACAAGCGACTTTAGATGAAAATGCTGATACGAAAATTATGATTAAACATTTGGAAGAAATGGTAGATCAGCTAGAAAAAGATGTTGAAAAATTAAAAGATGCAACAAGAGAAATAAAGTTTGCAAACGGTAATGGAAACGGTGGCTACTAATGTGGAAAGTGGTTATTGTTCTTTGTTTATTTAGTGGCAATGGTGAATTATTAGAGCACACTTATACAGAAAGTATTAGTGATTGTTTAGAGAAAAAACGTCTAATGAAACGTAATATGGGTCCCACGGTATTAATTACTTGTGGTGAGGCAGAGGCGGAACTAGAAGAAATTCAAGGTAGAATTTTTGTAAAAAGTATTCGCAAAATGGAACATTAATGGTATAAAGAAGTATGAAGATTGATCTCAAACTCGCAGCTCCCTATATCATCATCATTGGTGGTTTCCTCGTATCTTGGGGTATGTGGGGTGAAAAGATTCAAGCTTTAGAAAAAAAGACCGATAATGTTGAAGTAATGATGCAAGATATTGCGGTTATTAAAAATCAAATTACGGAAATTAATAAGAAATTAGACCGTTTACTTAGTGAATAGTCGGTAGTTCAAAATCAAATTCTACAATTACTGTTAAATCTTCGGCTTCTGTTTTAGGGTCGTTCATGATATAAAAATATACGAAAGGAAAAATTATGGAAGAATTAAATGTCGTTTATCGACTTCAAAAGTATTTGAAAGAAGTCATTCAAGACCACAAAGATACTATCATGACAGGTGTTGACAGCATGGACAAATACAAGTATCTTATCGGAAAGGTGCAAGCCTTTGAACAAACACAACAGGAACTCTCTAACCTGCTAGATCGTAAGGAGCATAAAGATGACTAAGTACGCACTTCAAGAGAAGTACAGGGAGGAAGAGCAAAAAGAAAAAGAAGAAGAAAAGAAACAGGTCCGAGCGGAAAATATTACCGAGGACCAAGTATCAAAACTACCACAACCATCCGGTTGGCGATTATTAGTTTTACCTTTTACCCCTAAAGATAGGACCAAAGGTGGAATTATTATTGCACAAGAATCTTTAGATAAGTTACGTATCGCAACAAACTGTGGTTATGTTATTAAAATGGGACCACTATGTTATCAAGATACAGAAAAGTTTACATCAGGTCCCTGGTGTAAAGAAGGCGATTGGGTTATTTTCGCCAGATACGCAGGCTCACGATTACCAATTGAAGGTGGTGAGGTGCGCTTACTAAACGATGATGAAGTCCTTGGAACTATCAATAACCCCGAGGATATCCTTCACCATATATAAAAACATAGGAGACAACTATGCCTGAAGAACTGAAAAGAGAAGAGCCAATGATTGATGTTGGCGAGACCGAAGGTGCAGAAATTGATTTAGATTCACCGAAGGTCGTTGAAGAGAAAGAAGAATTAGACGTTGTTCAAGAAGAACAAACGGCTTCAGGGGAAGAACAAGAAGATAAAGAAGAGAAAAAAGAGGATGAACTTAGCGAGTATAGCGAAGGCGTTAAAAAACGTATTGCTAAACTCACTCGAAAAATGCGTGAAGCAGAGCGTCAAAAAGAAGAAGCGATTGCTTACGCACAATCTGTAGCTCAACAACAAAAACAGTTACAGTCAAGATTTAAAGATTTAGATACAAACTATGTATCAGAATTTGAAAATCGAGTTCAATCCAATCTAGAAGCAGCAAAAATCAAATTAAAAAATGCTATTGATAATCAAGATGTAGACGGCCAAATCGCTGCACAGACTGATATAGCACGATTAACAATGGATGCTGCTAGACTTAATCAAGTGAAATCACGTCAACCAAAGGAACAACCTGCTCAAGAACAGCCTGTTTATCCTCAGCAACAGCAACAATCGTATGCGAATGCTCAGACTATTAGACAAGCTGCTCAAACAATGGACCCGAAAGCCGAGTCCTGGGCCGAGAAAAACCCTTGGTTTGGTACCGATTCTGCGATGACTTATACTGCTTTTGATATTCACAAGCAGTTGACAGAAGATGAAGGGTATGATCCTAGTAGTGATGAATATTATGCGGAAGTAGATAAAAGAATAAAGCTTGAATTTCCCCATAAATTTGCTACAACAGAAAATACTACAAAAGAGAAACCTTCTCAAACCGTAGCATCAGCCAAACGTCCAGCTACCACAGGACGCCGCAAAACTGTGAAACTCACACCTTCACAGGTAGCAATAGCTAAGCGATTAGGTGTGCCACTTGAAGAATATGCGAAACAATTAATCGCGAAGGAGGCGTAAAAGCATATGGAAGATAAAAAAATAGACAAGACTTCTCGCGCGAGTGAAACTAGGGCTAAAGATGTTAGACCTCAAGTTTGGACTCCCCCATCATCACTAGACGCACCACCTGCGCCTGACGGATACCGTCAACGTTGGATAAGAGTCGAGAGTATGGGTTTTGACGATACTAAAAACGCAGCCGGAAAATTACGTTCTGGTTGGGAATTTGTTCGAGCAGACCAATACCCTGAAGAAAATTATCCAGTCCTCAAAGAGGGTAAATACGCAGGAGTAATAGGAGTTGGTGGCCTTGTGCTGGCAAGGATACCGGAAGAGCTCGCGAAGCAACGGGAGGACTACTATAATAGTAGAACAAAAGACCGTGAAGACGCTGTCAACAACGATCTCTTGAAGGAACAGCACCCAAGCATGCCTATCAACCAAGATAGGCAGAGTCGTGTAACTTTTGGTGGCTCAAAGAAAAACTAATCTCTTAGTTATTTCTTAGGCTACCAGCTATATACTTTAGGAGGTATAAAAATATGGCAAACTCAACAACAGCCTTTGGTTTAAGACCATTAGGCAAAGTTGGTGGAGCATATGCAGCTGGGAGTCAATCTGAGTATGAAATAGCAAGTGCGCAAGCATCTTCTATCTTTCAGGGTGACTTGGTAGCTCTATCAGGTGGATACATTGTACCCGTACAATCATCCGCAACTGGTAGTATCTTAGGTGTCTTTAACGGATGCTTAATTGAAAGCGACCCATCAACAGGCAAACCAACTTTCAGAAACAACTACACACAAACAACTGTGACTGAAGGTAAGATCAAGGCATTCATCATCGATGATCCTGATCAATTGTACTTAGTAAAATCAACAGGTACTGCTACAGGTATTACATCTGTCGGTACCGCATTTGACATTAACTATGCAGCAGGCGATAGCATAAACGGTATTTCCGGTGTGACATTGGATCTTGCTTCATCTACAGGTGGTCAAATGTTAATCGTGGGACTTGATAGTGATCCAACAAATGAAGTAGCAGCAGCTAGCGAAAACTTCATTGTGAAAATTGCTAAAGGTCAACAGCTAATATAGGAGATTTAAATTATGGCTATATCAAGATCACAACTAGCTAAAGAGCTAGAGCCGGGTTTAAATGCACTATTTGGCCTGGAGTACAAAAGGTACGAAAACGAACACGCTGAAATCTTTGATACAGAAACTTCTGATCGAGCATTCGAAGAAGAAGTAATGTTATCAGGTTTTGGTAACGCAGCAGTAAAAGCAGAAGGTGCCGGCATTGCATATGACCAAGCACAAGAAACTTTCACTTCACGTTATACACATGAGACAATCGCTCTTGCATTCTCTATCACAGAGGAAGCAATTGAAGATAACTTGTATGACAGATTAGCTTCTAGATACACAAAGGCTCTTGCCCGTTCTATGGCTAATACAAAGCAAGTGAAAGCTGCTAACGTATTAAACAATGCGTTCAACACTAATTACTTAGGCGGAGATGGAAAAGAACTTTGTTCAACTCTTCACCCAACAATTAGTGGTACTGTAAGCAACGAATTAGCAACATCTGCTGACCTTAACGAAACATCTTTAGAGCAGTCATTAATTGACATTGCTGCTTTCACAGATGAAAGAGGTCTAAAGATTGCTGCTCAAGGTATGAAATTAATCATTCCTTCAGCATTACAATTCACCGCTGACAGACTAATGAACTCTGCTAACAGAGTCGGAACTGCTGACAATGATGTTAACGCAATCAGAAACATGGGGATGATTCCTCAAGGTTATGTAGTCAACCACTACTTAACTGATGATGATGCGTTCTTCATTAAGACAGACGTACCAAACGGTATGAAGCATTTCGAAAGATCACCTATCAAAACTGCAATGGAAGGTGACTTTGATACAGGTAACATGAGATACAAAGCTAGAGAGAGATACAGCTTCGGTTGGTCTGACTTTAGAGGTATCTTCGGATCACCTGGTGCATAATACGTACTAGAAAACTACTTTTAAAAGGGGCCTTCGGGCCCCTTTTTTTATGGGATATTCTCTTGACTTTATGGGAAAAAAGAGTATAAGATTAAGGCGGTTTAGTAATATATCGAAGGAGGTATATAATGACCGCTCTATCACAGTCCCTTATTGCTGAGAAAATCAAGCTAGAATCTCAGTGGAATTCTCAATATTTATCTGCTGGTAAGGAAACTCTCGAGATGAAATCGATTGAAGAACGTATCAAAAGAGTTGTAGCAAAATTGAGATGGAGAGATTTAGATAAATATGAGAGTCCTTTATTTATTCCAATTAAATAGATTACTTGCGCTCATAGAAAAATTTCTATAATATTTTAGCCACTATACAAAAATTAGTTAATATAGACGCGTATAGTCGATGGCCTAGAAACTATATTAACATTTAACCTAGGAGGTATAATCATGGCAAATAGAACAACCTTCACCGGAATTGTAAGATCCAATGGTGGAGATAACAAAAGACAAACTTATGCTGGTTCCGTTCAATTAGCAGCACAGTTTTATTTTCTTCCAACTGCAACCGCAGGAACTGACGTTCAAGTATCAGCAACAGATACAAGAGCAGTTGTCCTTCCACAAAACGCTGTAATAACAGGTATTTCATTTAATGGTGATGCAACAGGAGGTTCGTCTCCAACTATTGATATGGGCTACACTGATTTTGATGGTGGCACTAATTTTGTAGATATAGACGGCTTACTTAACGAAGCTGATGCAGATGCAGGTTCAGTCGTAACTGTATGGGGCGGCGATTCAACTGCTGGCGCAGCTCTCGGTGATGTTGGAACTCCAATGTCTGAGAGAGTAAAAATTGTTGGCGGCAAGGGAGCTTCTGCTGCGGCAGGTGGCACAATTACAGGTATCATTTACTATTACGTAAAAGATGCAGGTAAGCCAGGTGAGTCTTTACCTGAATTAAGTTAATCATAAATTTAGGAGCATCTTCGGATGCTCCTAATTAAGGAGACTAAAATGAGTTATAAATCAGATGTTAAACCGATTGTCTTAACAACCGATGGTGTAGCATTTACTGGTAGAACTCGTCTTCGTGGATTAATGGTTCAGTCAACCGGCTCTTCCGGAAGTGCTATTATAAATACATTAGATGCGACTGGAGCGACAACTGCTGCATCTACATCAACAGGTGTTTATATAAAAGTACAAGTTGGAGCAGGTGGAACAGAAACATTAAATCTTCCTGAAGACGGTGTTTTATATGCAGATGGAATTGGCTCAACAGCTATTTCTAATGTATCTGTAACATTATTTATCGATAAGTAATGGCCACATCAGGAACCACATCTTTCGATTTAGAAATCGATGATATAATTGAAGAGGCGTACGAGCGTTGCGCGATTAGAAGCTCCCGTTCGGGATATGATATCAAAAGCGCTCGTCGTTCTCTCAACATCCTATTTTCAGAATGGGGAAATAGAGGAGTTCATCTTTGGAAAGTAGCTTTACAAACAGATACTTTAGTTCAAGGACAAGCTAACTATACAACCCCTTCTGATTGTAGTGATGTATTAGAAGCTTATTATCGCAATAATTCAACACCTGCGGCACCTGTAGATCAAACACTCAGTAAGATTGACCGTTCTACTTATGCAGCAATTCCTAACAAATTATCACAAGGTGTTCCTTCTCAGTATTATGTTGATAGACAAAATAATCCTGTTGTTTATTTATATCAAACACCGGATTCTTTACATTCGGGTTCCAGTTATCAACTGCAATATTATTATATTAAAAAGATTCAAGATGCGGGTGCTTATACCAATACCGCTGATGTTTATTATACTTTTATACCTTGTATGGTATCTGGATTAGCTTACTATTTAAGTATGAAAGTTAATCAACAATTAACCTCTAATTTAAAAATGATTTATGATGATGAGATGACTAGAGCATTGACTGAAAACGGTCAGCGAACCTCGGTCTTCTTATCACCCAGAACATATTTCCCAGGGACCTAAATGAGTACATTTGCAAAAGGAAGATACGCTCAAGCGATTTCAGACCGAAGCGGTCAAGCATTTCCGTATCGAGAAATGCTCAAAGAATGGAATGGTTCTTTTGTTCATCGTTCTGAGTATGAAAAGAAACATCCTCAACTCGAGCGTAAAGCCCATGGAGCGGACCCTCAAGGATTACAAAATGCACGGCCCGCGAGAACCGAACCGGCTGTCGCAAGAATTTTAAATTTGAATCCGTTAACCGTGACCACCGGTTCATCGACCATTGTTGTCTTTGAAGAAGCACACGGACGTAGTTCCGGCGATATCGTTCGTTTTCGTGACGGTGAAGGAAACTTTGGAATTCAATCACAAAATATTAATCGAGATGTTGGTTATACCATTACAGTGACCAATGCAGATAATTATACATTTAATGTTGTCAGCGATACGGGCAACGCGGACGGAAGAACAGGAGGAGGCAGTATATCGGCAGGGCCGGTAGTCTTAACACCCTAATGAATTATGGACAATTAAAAACAGCAATTCGTAATTATACGGAAGTAGATAGTAACGTTTTATCGGATGCTATCTTAGATACTATCGTACAACAGGTTGAAAATAGAATTTATCGAGAAGCGCAAATTGATTCCTATCGTCAATATGCGACTTCAAATATGGTCGTGGGACAGCGTTATGTTTCCGTTCCGACAGGTTTGCGAAATATTCGCTATGTTCAAATCACCGATAGTTCCGGCAATCAAACCTTTTTAGAACAAAAAGATACCAGTTATATGGCTGAATATGACCCGACTCCTGGTTCTAGTTATGGCACCCCTAAGTATTATGCCAACTGGGATGAGGATACTTGGGTTATAGCGCCTACTCCCAGTGATACATATGCAATTACGATGGCATATTATGCTCAACCCGCTACGATTACGAGTAGCGATTCAGCATCAAATTTTGTATCCAATAATGCTTCTGACTTGTTACTGTACGGTAGTTTATCCGAGACATATAAAATGTTGAAAGGTCCGGGAGATATGGTACAAGTTTACGAACAAGCTTACCAATCGGCATTGCAGTCATTTGGTGTAGAACAAACAGGTCGAAGAAGAAGAGACGAGTATACGAGTGGAGTCATTCGTGTACCATTACAGACAAGCAACCCATAAACTATAAGGAGATAGATAAATGGCCAATATCGTACCAAATAGCTTTAAACAGGAGTTATTGTCTGGTACCCATGATTTTACACCAAGTACCGGCAATGCGTTTAAGCTAGCTTTATATAGCACCACATCAGGTTTTTCTGCTGCGGGAACAACTAATTAT